AGGTCCACAGCGGCAGAAACAGTCCAACGACCCTCACCGCTATCGGATACGCCTCCAGAGAACTGTTTAAGGCTACCATCCCTGCGTAGCACATCAGCAGTAAGATCGAGTAACCAACTGCCAACCACGCTACCGCGACGCCATAACTCAGCAACTTCAGCAACATCAATATCATAGCAATAAGATTCTGGATCTGCCATGGGAGCAACTTCTGCGTCTCCTTCTCTGACATATTGAGCACCTAGATTAGCATTTTTGAGAATATTGAATCCTTCGGCATATGCCTGCATAATACCGTACTCAATTCCATTATGCACCATCTTTACAAAATGTCCAGCACCTGGACCACCGCAGTGTAACCAACCAAACTCTGCAGAGGTTACATCCGAGTCAAATTGAGTCCTTGGGGCAGCGGTGATCCCTGGGGCAAGGGCATCAAAAATGCTCGCACAAGTGGCGACCGCAGTATTTCCGCCACCAACCATAAGACAGTATCCACGATCCAAACCATAAACACCGCCGCTAGTGCCACAATCAATATATTGGATACCCAACTTTGCCAGACGTTCTGCTCTTTTCCGACTGTCTTTAAAATTGCTATTGCCATGATCAATAATAATATCTCCCTCACTACAATATCGTAGTAACTCATTTATTGTCTCCTCTACAGTTTCGGCAGGAACAACCATCTGAAAAACTCCTGGTTGTGGTCTGCCATTTTTGTTTTGTTTAACTACTTTAACAAGATTTTCAATAGTAGTTGCAATTCCATCCACATATCCCTTTTCATATGCTTCGTTTGCTTTTTCATAATTCCTGCGATAACCCCAAACCTCTATTCCTGCCTTCATCATGCGGCGAGACATACCTTCGCCCATTCTTCCGAGTCCGATTAGTCCTACTTTCATATAATTACCTTTAGTAAGCGTGTGTAAGTCCCCAATGAATCCACAATCCCATAATACTAAAATATATTAATGCAAACATAAAAACTGTTTTAATCATCTTCTTCGTCCTCATAAGTAGATGGTTCTTCAAAAAGTTCTTCCATTTTTTGATGAAGAACTCTTTGATTTAGTTTTTGCAAATCTTCTTCTGTAATTGATACCATTAGTTTAAAGTAATTTTAAGGAATGGAAGTAAAGGAGGAATAACTCCAACCAACCTCAAAAGTCCTTCAGCAAATAGAGCAAGAACCACCCAACCGACGCACATACTAATGATAGAAGCATTACGGTTGTGTCGTCGTATTGCTGCATCAATCATCTCCTGTACTTCTATACGAGATACATAATCGTCATCAAAAGGTTCCATCATTTCTCATCTCCAAGAAACTTTGCAAGAGGATCTTTGCGGGTTTTTACAATTTCAACTGCTCTTTTGTAAAACATATTGTCTGTATTACCAGACTCCTCAAATGTTGCCTTGATCTTCACCCAGTTAAGGTAGGTGTGCTGATCCATACTCTTTAAGGTTGAATACTACTAGTTATACTAGTCAGTATCTAAAGAATGTCAACTATGTGTTGATACAAAAACACACATTAAGACAATCTTAAATTTTGTAATATTTCTTAAACGGAAGTGGTTGGATTCGAACCAACGGTGCTATTAACACGCTTGTTTTCAAGACAAGTACCTTAAACCACTCGGTCACACTTCCAAAAAGTCCTCAACGGACTTCAAAATCTAATCGTTTTACTTTACGCTGACGACGTGCCTCTTGCCAGGCGATGTCTTCGTTTGTAAGAACACCAGATTTCTTTTTGTTATTTATTAAGTTTAGCATAATAACCTGGGATAAGTCAACTGCCGAAATAACTCCATTTCGAATTGTTGCCATATTAGAACAACCACATGATACAGTTTTTCCAGGAATGCCTTCTAACTCTTTACCACAAGAGCGGCATCTAATTCTTAAATTTTCCATAACATTATAAGTTTTATTTTATTCAGTAAACGATCTTAACATCCAAACAAATTTTCCATGCGCTTCATTTAAATCATCAAGAAGATTAATTGTTCCTCTAGACTTTTGGTTCTCTGCTTCTACTGCAGCATCATTACACATAGAAATAATTTTTTTATGATCTTCTAAAAGATCACTAATCATTTCCATAGAACTGATATTTGTTTTTGCTTCTCCTACACCAGAAACTTCAAGAACTCTTGATAAAGAACTTACAGGTTTAACACCAAGATATCTCATGTGTTCAGAAAGACGATCAATTTCTTCCTGAATTTGAGTATATTGATCCCCAAACAAATCATGAATCTGTTTGAAATCTGGACCAACAACGTGCCAGTGATAAACCCAAGTTTTTTGAAACAGCAAGAAAAGTGATGCTTGCGTATCACTTAAGAGTTTATAAAGGGTTTCCATTATACTTCTTTTTGAAGTATTTATAAATGGGAAATACCGGATTCGAACCAGTGACTTATTGCTTGTAAGGCAACCACTCTACCGCTGAGTTAATCTCCCAATAAAATCAACCTTGTTTCATAAGATATTCTACAGTATTTGCTATATCGTTCATAGCATCACGAAGATTTTCTCTTTGACCAGATTCTTGTTTAATTATAGGGCGATGATCATCAGTTAAAGTCCAACGCCATTGTTTCATATCCTTACAATACCATAAATTAATTTTCATTTTTCGAATGCTCCAGTTTAATCCAATTAATCAGAGCATTCAATTCCATTATCTTTTCTTCAGTAAAATCATTTTTTTTATTGAAAAGATAAAAATTAAGTGCTTCAAGAGCAACTTCTCTATCACGTTGGGAAATAAGAGACATAAAAATTTTAACTCGTTAGTTATAATATCAGAAAAGGGGAGTTTTGTCAACCCCCCATATCTATATCAGAACTTAAAGGTTGTCTGAATTACCCCACCCCAGTTGGAGGAGTTGTCAGCAAGGCGCTGATTGTCGCTACCGTAGATGATAGCAGGAGTGACGCTGATGTTATCCGATACTTGATACTTGTAGAAGATTTCAAGAAGAGTGGACTTCTCAAGATTTTCACCAGTAGGTGCTTGACCGATAGCAACACCAGCAGAGTTACCATCAACAAACACATCATCCCAGGTCAGACCAGCAAACCATGACTGACTGTTAGTAGCAGCACTTTGAGTACCACTCACAGTGTTCCAACCATAACCACCAGAGATAGAAGGAACAATACCTGATTTCTGAGGTTGCCAGTAAGCATTCAGTGCATAACCGTTAGAAGTTTGCCCAGGAACTAGAGCACCAGAAGCACCATTCAGACCGTTGTAGGTGCGAACACGAGTACCTTCAGTACCATAACGATAACCGAATGCAGCACCCCAGTTAGTACCACGATAACCGATTTGTGCAAGAGTATTCAGAGCACCAGTCTCATCAAACACTCCAGTTTCACTATCATTACCACTTTGAGCAACATAGTTTACACCAGCAATAAGACCTTTCTTACCATACTGAGCACCGAAACCAGCACCAGTTGCTTTGTTGTAAACACCAGGAGCACCAGCAACAGCAAAGAAGTCAAGAATACCAGACTTATAAGCAGAAGGCATCCAAGCAATCTCAGTGTTACGAACAGCAGCACCAGCAGTCAGAGTTGCTTTGTTATTAAAAGCAGGGAACTGATAGAACAGGCGGTCAATCACTACGTTGTTACCAACTTCACTGGTGGTGTTATCTGCCTTATCCAGCTTGAACAGAGAAGAACTAGAACCGAAAGGATCACCACTAAAGTTAGATGAACGCAGACGAGTACGAAGCAGATCCTTACCAGTGAACGAAGTGTCCAAATTCAGACGGAGATCGTAGTTAAATGCAGTATGAGTTACATCACCACCTTTGGTACGATAGTCATCAACGCCACCAAGAACAAAGTTTGCTTCACCACGGAGTTTGGTAGTAGTGGAGAACTGAGTTGCTTCCAGAGAAGCAACTTTAGTTTCCAGGTTTGCAACCTTACCTTGAATAACGGTAAGTTCATCACGGAACTCATTAGCAAGGCGCTTGAGTTCATCAGTTTGCTCAGTTACGCGATCAAGGCAAGCATTCAGAAGTGCTGCTGCCTCATAACGGGTCATAGCACGTCCACCACCAAAGGTGCCGTTAGGATAACCAGCAACGCAACCATAACGCTCTACAAGGTTGCTGAGTGCTTGATACGCCCAATCACTAGGTTGCACATCAGAAAGTTGCGAAACGCTTGTAACCTGCTCTGTGGAGTATTGATTGACTGCTGACATATTAAGATCTGCAGCATTAGCAGCAACAGGAGCAACCATTCCCAGAGCAACAGGTGCAAGCATCAGTTGTTTGAGTTTCATAAAATTGTTTTATGTACTATAGGACAATATAAAGATTTACAACAAAGTAAATCTTCGTTATTTAGGAGATCTTAAGCAAACCTTAAGATTGGATAGTATCTTAGATCACTTTCAGTTTTTTGTCAACTAAGATTTGATTAAGAAGCGGGGTATCGGAATCGAACCGACGACATCTAACTTGGAAGGATAGCGTTCTACCGCTGAACTAACCCCGCAAAGTGGGAGATTTCTCTCCCAGCACATTTCCTTCACACGGATAGGAAAAGTATAAGACATAATTAATATTATGTCAAGCCCCCGACAAGACTTGAACTTGCGACAACCGCTTTACAAAAGCGGTGCTCTACCAGCTGAGCTACAAGGGCGAAAGGTAGTGAGTGTCCACCACCCGCAGGAGACACTTCCTGCGATTTTTACTGCATTAGAAGGCAGTGATAAGAGAAAACACCAAACCTTATTCTTCCTGTCTTCAGGAACGCACCAAATGGGTTGGGAGACTCTAGAGATTTTACCTCCGAAGTTTGTCCAGCATTTTCAATTTGAAAGAACTTATGCCCTTCCAACTCCACAACCTGGATTCGAACCAGGGACCAAATGATTAACAGTCATCTGCGCTACCGCTGCGCCATTGTGGAATAAGTTGTCCCAGTATAAGGATTCGAACCTTAAGTTTTTTAGTCACCTACCTCAGGAGATTAACTCCCTTCTGGAATGCGGGGGCACCACCCGACCACATGACCGTTACCTACGGCGTCACTGGGAAGATATAGATGGAGTAAGCGTGATATACCTCATAAGGATATAACAGAGGCTTACCCTCTATCAGTATTATATAGTAACAAACTCCGAAGAATTTGTCAAGCACCCTGAGGAGGATTTGAACCACCGTCTTCTTCGTTCGTAGTGAAGCACTCTTCCACTGAGTTACCAGGGCATTTGGCGAAGGGTGAGGGATTTGAACCCCCATCGCAAGGTTTTGGAGACCTGCATCTTACCATTAGACTAACCCGACTGGTTCTGAGGGTAGGATTC